ATGCACACTCGCGCGGGAATGTCGCGAATTGACAAAAAGTCTTTTCTCTATAAGATACTGAAACTAAAGGGGAAGTTGACAAACTACCGTGTGGTAGTAAAGCCGTCGCCACAAGAAAGGGCGATCCAAGCATCGCCCGAACCGCCCTTTCTCCCCGAGACACCCGACGCGAAGGAGTCACGCGCCGGGGATGCCTATTCGATAATTACGTTATGCGCGGCGACACCCCGCTTGTGCATGTGCCGAACTTCGAATTCGACGCGATCGCCTTTACTCGGCCAGCGGTTCGGATCGAGAAGGCCGGCGATATGCAGAAACACATCGGCTCCGCCATCGTCGGGAACGATAAAACCCCAACCATCTTGGTCCCGAAAAAATTTCACCGTTCCCGTCGCCATCACGCCGTCCCCTTCGACCAATCCAGCATGGCGAGCGCCGCCTTGGCGTCGACGCCGGCCTCTGCTGCCATCGCCAAACCCTGCACCAGTGTCGCGAACGCGCGCGCCGAGCCGCCGGCGTCAAATGCCTGTGTCGGACCCATCACATCGATCGTGACGGCGCCGCCAAGCTTTTCCGACGCTTCGGCTGCGATCAGTTCGGCGATAGGCTGAAGCTGCCATTGAGCGAGATGGCGTTGTGCTTCGCGCACAAGCGGGCCCGTCGTCGCGGAATTGAACAGTCCCGGCAGCACGCCGAACGCTGAACAGATTGCGTCCCGGCCGGCGTCCAGCGTTTCCTTGGCCAGTGACTTTTCGAGGTCCGGCGTCAAATCGGCGGGGCGCCAGTCCGTCTGTGGCGTCGGTCCGCCGGCTGCCGTCACGGCCACGGACTCGCGCAACAGCACGCGGCCGCGCTTGCCGACGAACGACGCTGCGATATCGTTATTGTTGTTCTCCGGATTTTCAGGCATCGGCACGACCTGCGAGCCGAGCGGCGCGTTCTGGAACACTTCGCTCAACGCCGTTTCGACCGCGTGCAGCATTCCCGCGGACAGGCTGGCGGTTCGCAGCGGGGACACGCCGAGCCATGGCGCGGCCGGATCGGCATTGATCCGAACGTGAACGACTTCGCCAGCGAGCGCCGTCATGCTGCGACCGCCGCCGGCTTCCGGCACAGAAAGGCGGTACGCGATCGGTTCAGAATTCCGCGTCCGTGTGTCCCAATCGCTGGCAGGGACCAACTTGTCGCCGTCGATAAGTGCGACAAACTCGCCACGCAGCGCCAGACTGCGCGCTATCATCGCCATTGTGCGACGGTCGATCATGTCGGTCCCGTCGACTTGCGCCAGCGCGAAACCGTTTTGCCAAAGCGACACGCACGACGACACAGTGCCCGTGAGTTCGGCGAGTCCGGTACGGCCGGAAATATACGCCTCGCGAAACCGCATCACCTCGGCGGTGAAGCCCGATCCGCCGGCGGAACGCTTTTCAACAGCCGGCGCCGAGCGGCGAAACAGATTTAGAATACTCATTATCGGAAGCTCCGCAGTAGATCAGCCGCGCCGGAATTCTGCATCGCGTTCGCCATCCATGCCGGATCGCGCGTGCGCTGGATGGAAATTGAGCCGGCGCTGATGCTTTCCGAGCGCGCACCGGCCGCGCCAGTCTTTGCGCTCATGTATGCGGACAGCCGTTTGACGGCTTCCCACACGATCGCCGGCACGACAGGCGCGGGCGAGCCGCCGCCAACAGTCGCGCGAATGCGCCACGGTCCCGTCGACGGAAGATAAAAACCACCGCGCGGCGAGGGGTCGAGAGTGGTTGTTTCCCAGACTTTCGCCCTGTTGCTCCACACCGCAACGTCGGTGACGTTGTACGGCTGCAAATTCGGCTCGAAATAACCGCAACCGTTGGCGAACCACTCGACAGTCCGCGGCGTGAAGCGCCAGCGGATATACGGTTCGATCCGCGCCCAGCACACGTCATTGAATTCCAGTGCCGGCGAAGTCGTCGGATAATTCGACGGCGGCATTTCGTCGACGTGATCGGCTCGAACCCAACTCATTTTCACCTCCAGCGCGCGCTAGGGTGCGCACGTTTGATTAGTTTGTCCGCGTCGGGCGGGACCAGGATTCCGTTTTTGTAGACCCAGCCGGCCGCGATCTTTTCCTCGTCGGTCATTTCTTCCGGATCGAGCGCGACGGTCGCCCACTTGTAAGCAGGACGAGTCACGATCGAGAGTTCGAACAAGATCGCTTGGAAAATCGTCCGAATGCGCGCGTTGTGGTTTCCACGCGCGGGGTCGTAGCCCTCATCCGTGTACACTTCCGCCTTTGCCACGGCGCGCGGCGGCGGAATGCGAAAGCCCGGCGAGATGCCGACTGACAAACCGGAATCAATCTGTTTGAGAATGTCGCTGCCGTAGGATGTTTCGGCGATCGCGTCGGAAATCTCAGCTTCAAACGTCAACGCTTCTTCTGTGTCGTCGAATGTCAGCGTGCCGGTGTTCTTCGACGCCAAGGGCGCATCGAAGCTGTGGCCGACAAGCAAATGAATGTCCTGCTCAGGCGAATTGATCGAGTGCGTGAATGCACCCGGCACAAATTCCTCCTTCTGCGGCCGACCATTCTTGCCGCCATCGCTAAGGATAGCGCGCTTGCGATACGGGAATCGGCCGCGGAGTTTGCGACGCCCCCGACGGGAGCGCCGCAGTTCCAGTTCGCCGATTGCTGTGGCGAACTCATCCATTACTGAATGCCGGTAAGCACGGCCAACTGTGCCGGACGCGCGACCGTTACGTCCGCGGTCAGGATGGCAGTCAACTTGAGCGAACCAGCCGCCGCACCCGCATAGGGGTCGCGCACTAGGTCAACGCCGCCCCACATGGCTGCGAAGATTGGAGCGACGCCACCGGCGGAAGTCGTCAACAGCGCCTTGCTGGCAAGTGGAGAACCCGCAGGAGCCGCAACCGCATTGCTGCTCATGATGATGTTGCCGGCGCCGACGTTCTTCACGAGGCGATCCCACTCCGTGATACCCGAACCGGAATCCGCGAAGGTGTCATCCAGGTCCGACCAAACTTCCGGACGGATCAACAACTTGACGTCGCCGGGACCGTTTGCAGCGTTCGCCGTCATGAACGCAACGACAGCGGCACGGAACGCGGACCACGATGCGGCGGCGTTGACGCCGGTGGTAGCGAAGCCGTAGGTCGCCTGACCCGGAAACATGCCGAGCGGCTGGCCGTTCGCACCAGTGCCGAGGAAGAACGCCTTGTCGAGACCGGCGCCGATCGCCGAATTCATGTCGCGCCGCACCGCATCCTCGATGCCAGCCGACTGCTTGAGCGTCTTGCGCGACAAAACCATTTGAACGCCGAAATTCTGCTCGGGCTTCAAGGGACGGTCAGTCGTTGCGAACGCGGTCGGACCGGCAACGTCCGCCAGTTCGCCATCGGCCCAGCCGGCGGCAACGGACGACGTGACCACAGGCCATTCGGCGGCGCCGGAGTCGATGTTGATGAGGTTGACGCCGACGCGGGCCGCGACACTCGACGGAAACAGACGATCGATGATCGGCTTGGTGACGATCGGATCAGGCACGCCCGACGCGACGGTTTCACCGGCGCGAATTTCCAGTGCGGCCATCGGCACCGGCACGCCGCGATAGCTGCCCTTGGAGCGCATTTCCTCGACGACTTCCGCCGTCTGACCGGTGATCTTGTCGCCGGTGTCGAGGAAGTTCGCGACCTGACGAAGCTCAAACTTCGACACAAGGTCGGAGTATTCGCGATCCGAACGCGTTTCCAGTTCGGCGCCGGCCTCGCGGCGTTCGGTATCCTCGACGATGAGCGCGGCGCGATACTTGGACTCGTTGCTGCGGTATTCGTTGTCGAGGGTTTCGATCTGGCGGGTTTCGTCCTCGGTCAGATCAGGCTTTCCAACTAGGCCGGCAAGAGATTCACGGATTTGCGACTGACGCCGCTGGATTTTCACGCTAGTCAACATGTGGACACCTCTGAGGTTTGTGGTTTCGCCATCGTGGCGAGTAAATCGCGCCACGCGGCGCGAGCTGGGGAGAGTTCGTTTCCGAACCCACATTCGAGTTTGGTTTTCGCGCTGTGACAGCGGATGCAGAGCGTCTGGAGGTTCGTCAGTTCGAACGACAATTCAGGATGCGTACGCACCGGCTTGATGTGATCGACTTCGAGCCGGCCGCGCGCGCTACACTTCACGCAACGGAAATCGTCGCGGCGCTTCGCAGCGAGACGCAACGCGGGCCATCGTCGATCCTGAATGACCTTCGCGGAATGGCTGGCGTATTGCTGCCGACGCTTCACGCCCATATTGGCGCCCTCGCTTTTCGTTGAGGGACCGCTATCATCCGCGCGCCTTGCGCAATGGCGATGACTGATGCCACCGCTGCATCGATGCGGCCGAGGGACCGGGCCTTGGCAGGCTTCGCCGCGCCGGTCGGATCGATCAACACCACCGCGTCGGCGAATGCGCTGCGAAGTAACAGCGACGGTTTCGCCTTAACCTTATGATCGAGAACGAACTGGCGAAAACGCTCGGTATCTTCGCCCGCATCTTTCCAGCCCTGACCGCGATAGATAGGCGTGGCGCGGATGCTTGTCTTTGCGACGGCTTCCTGAAACTCCGCCTGCCGGAATCGGTCGCAACAGATAGCCGCGATCGGATAGCCTTCCAGCTTCGCCAGCATCGCATTCATGAACTGGTCCACTGGGACCACGTTCGCGCCGAACGTCGACAACTCGCCGCGGTCGCGCATCTGCACGTAGCGGTCACTCACGCCGTCGTTCTGACCGCGTTCAAGGAGTCCGGGTGAGTTCGGAAAGCCGCCGTAGCATTCGAGCCGGCCGGTAGTCGGCCAGAAATTCGCCCATGCTGACATTGACGAACTGCCACCCATGTCGAGGCCGACAACGAGCGGGCCGTCGCGCAAGGGGAGTTCTTCGGTTTCACACGCAAGCCATTGATCGGTCGTCAACAGGACCGAACGGGACTCATCGCTCACGCGCTGGTTCAAATTGTACAAGCGGAACGTCGAAAGCGCGCTGCCACCGCGGGCGATGGCGCGGTCCGCTTGCGTCTTGAGCCAGGGCAACGACGCGCCGATGCCGTATGCCGCGCCGGGGTTCGCCTTCTTAATTTGTTCGATATCGTCCGGCGGGCAGCCGTCATCCGCCTTGTGTTCCTGCACGTAGCAGCCCGGCGGCGGTTCATCGAGCCAGCGCGAAAACTGTTGCGTGTCGTTCGGCGCACTGGTTGAGATCATAATATATCTACCGTGCCGCTTTCCGATGCCACTCAGCAGCGAATGCTCCAGGTCATCGCCGCGGGAATCTTGCCAATGGGCGCGCTCGTCGGCGATGCAGAGCGTGGGACTCGTGCCGAGTGTGGTGCGGCCATCGGCGGGCACGACACGCAGCACATGCGGCCCGTCGGGCGCGTCGAATTCAATTTCCAGTCGCGGCGCCTTGCGGAAGGTCAACCGTTTCTGAATGTCGTCGGGGAGGGAGCGCGCCAGTCCGGCGACGTAGTCGTAAACGATGCGCCCCTGGTCGCGTGTGCGTGCCGCTACCAAGCACTCTCTTGCCGGCTGCGGGTCAATTTCGCCAAGCAGGTGACCCAAGGCGATGCCGCCCGTCAGGGTCGACTTGCCGCCGCCACGGGCCACGGACAGCGCCGCAATGGTGACGCCTTTGGCGAGCGCGCCCTTGAGGAATTGCCGTTGAAACGGCGCCAGGCGCAGCGCCTTGCCGGCGCGGTCGCCGGTCGGGACGGCGAGGGACTGGATGAATTTGACGGCCTTGGCGGTCACCGGGGTCCCCCGGTTTTGCGAGCGAGAAAGAAAGAGCCCGCCCCTCCGTAGGTTCCCCCCCTAAGAAAGCCGGGTATTGGGACCATTTGCGCGGTTTTCATTAATGATTTCATGTACTTACACGCGCGCTTGGATGACCCAGCACGCGCCAGCGGGATCACGTTGCACGCTGACGATTGTGTAAGTCTTTGAATTGGCGAGCAGTTTATCCGTGGTCGCTGGGGTGATGGTGATGGACGAGCACAGGGCGAACGCCTTCACGTCGGTCGTCCTGATCAACGTGCCATCGATGTCCGTCGCGGCATACGTGTCCAGCCAGCCCTGAGCGGCGTAGTCGACGTCGTGACTGCCGGGATTAAATGGATCGCTCGTGTCCAGCTCGGTGCGCCGGATCGCCAGCGGGTAAGGAATGCGCTCGGCTTCCAATGCGTCGGTCAACAAAGAGGCGAGGTCGCCTTGCAGGATAGAATTCATCTGACACAGAATAATATCCTAGGCGTAAATTCCTCGTTAAAGCGGTTGACATTAATTCTGGAATGTTGCAGCCGCATCAGAGGGGCGTGTTGGTGCAGACACAAGGGGGGGGGGGGCTCTGACGCAGTGACGCACATGACGCATGTGACGCGTCTCCCTAATAGAGCGCTATAGGACCTCCAGACTCCTCTATTAGAGAACGCGTCATAGTGCGTCACTGCGTCACTAAAATTATGCTCCCGCCTGTGTTCGTACCCAAGGCCGTCTCGCGCCCGCCCGCGGCGCCCTCTGCCAACCTATGTTTTCGAGGATGGCAGCAATCCGCCGCTGCTCAACCGTGCCAAGGCTGCGCTTGTCCAAGATCAGCGCGCTGGCAGCGATCTCACCAACGGTTACGTTTATTTTCCCGTCTAGCCACTTCTGAATAGGTTCCTCCCATTCGTCATGCTCGTATCGCGTGGCCTGTTCGGGGGCGATGTATAGCGCCTCAAATTCTCTATTCGGCCACCACGTTGCGCCGTTCCGATAAAGATGCACCGCTTCGGCGAATAGCTGGTCACGATCAGCGGCCAGCCGGTCTATTGCGATCGTTCCGCATTTCACCGGCCAGAACCGGCGTCCGCCTGTCTCGTCTTTCAGATATACCGCCTTGTTTGTCGTCCCGATGAAGACGCACTGGCGAGGCTCGACGACTTCGAGCCGGCCATACGGCGGGCGGTAGCGTTCTTCTTGCCGCGTCACGAACGCCTTGAGCGCGGTCGTTTCGGCGCGGGACAGCGCGTGCATCTCCGCAGCCTCGATCAGCCATTTGCCGCGCAAGTGCTGTGCCGCGTCCTTCGTTCCGATGTCCGGTAGTTGATCGGAGAACCATTGTCCCGCCAGCGCACGGCAGGCGCTCGACTTCATGATGCCTTGCCGCCCCTCCAGCACGAGCATGTAGTCCGCCTTGCACCCTGGATGAAACGCGCGCGCTACCATGGCGATCAAGAACATTTGTCCGATGCCGTTTGAATAGGGCGTTCGCTCCGCGCCGAGATAATCGGCCAACCAGTTACCGACGCGCGGCACGCCGTCCCACGTCAGCGCGTTCAGATAGTCGCGCACCGGGTGGAAACTGTTCTTCACGGCAACGGCGCGCACCGCATCATGCACAACATCCTTGCCGACGCGCGGGATGCCATTGTGCTGCATCCACTTCTGTATCTCGATGACGTGTTCGTCCTTGACCGGCCCGCTGTATGGCGCGCGCCAGACTGGCGCGGACTCCATCTCATTGTAACCTAGATGCGATCCATAGGATGACGCCACCGCAACGATAGCGTTGGCGACGTTCGGAATGATCTTGCCTTTTTCGTCCGGAATGCACTCATGATGCCACTGCGGGCGGCCGACAATATCGCCGATCTTTGCACCCGGCGCAGCGCCAGCAAGTCGCTGGAGGACAGCATCCCGCGATCCAAACCCCTTACTGCGCTGGCGCGCGATATCGTTGCGCAGCCATTTGCCGCCGTCCTTCTTTTCACGCCCTTTTTCGCCGAGCGGATGCGTCCAAAGCAGATCGAATATTTCGCCATCGCTGCATCCGTGGCCGATCAGGGCCGTTACACAGGTGGAGATGTCGCTACTGCGATCGTCCGTCGCGTCCTCGCAATTGAGCTTGCGACGAATATGCGCGGGCAACGTCGGCAGTAGTTCTTCCGCGGCACGCATGGTCTCAGGCGATGGCGCGACGGTAACGACCGCGCGATGTGTGCAGTGCTCGATGAGGGCCTGCGGCGGCTCATGAACTTTGGCGTCGTCAAGCAGCTTGTATCCGTCGCTGGGCGGGCATACAACGTAGCCATTACCAGCCCGAACATTGATGCGGCCTTTGACCGCGTCCGGCTGGCGAAGCTCCTTGCCTTCCGGCGCGCGAAAAAGAACATGCCAGCCGCCAGACTGAGTCTGCCAAGCCGGCATTGCAACGGGCATCTGCCATTCGGCGCACTTAGCGCACCAAAGCTGCCATGCTTCGAGCGCGTCGCCCTTGGCGTCGATATCGACCACGATCAGTTTCGAAGCGCCGACGTTGAGCGCTACGTTGTGACCGGCCTTGCGCCACGCTGTTACTTGCGATTGATCGCGGGAAAAAGTCTCAGTCCATTTCCAACCGGGAAGCGGGGCTTTGCCGTTGGTCGGAAAGAAAGCAGCGTCCGGCACAACGCTTGAAATGTCGTTCGTCATATGATAGGATGCACCTGCATTTGTGAAGAGACAAACTAGCCCGGTGATGCCGGGCTTTTTCTTTGTCAGGATGCGTCGACGCGCCGGAATTGCCGCAACCAGACGTCGGCTGGCGCTTCACCGGCAACACGCTCGCCGTTGGCGATCTCGTGTAGGTACTTGACCGGCGCGAGCGAGCGCGCCCGACCTAGCGGCCATTGTTCGCCAGTCGGCAAGTGATAGAACGCGGCGTCGGTGAGCGAACCGACCGCGACCAGTTCCTCGACCGGATGCGTCGCGTCGATTAGGCTGCCGATTTGGCCGGTTGACGGCATTGCGGGGACGTTGCTGATGCTGCTCATGCTGCGACTCCCGCAGTCTCGGCTTCGCGCGCGGCGATCCATTCGCGAACGGCATCGCGACTGATGCGGGTCACGCGCCCGAGCTTGTACGAACGCGGCGCGTTGCCGGCTTTCTGCATCAAATAAAAATATGCGCGGCTGATTTTCTGCCCTTGGCAAAATTCGTCAATGGTCAATGATTCCATCGTTGCTCTCCATCATGGGCGTCGGTTGACGCCCCTAGATTCAAGCCTGCCGGTACAAAACTTAGCGAAAACCTAACCATCACCAGTGCGAACGCCGCGCCGCAGAATCGCATGTTGTAAGTAATTGAATCGTCGCGATGAAATTGGGGTCACTCGCACACTTAGTATTATGAGTTGACAAATTCCGACCACGAAATCATCAGCGTGCGACGCTTTTCCAGGGCGGTTGAGCGTCGATAGGCCGCTTCCGTTTCATCACCAATGACGTGCGCCAATGCGGCTTCCGCGACTTCGCGGGGGAATGATGTTTCATCACCGGCCCAATCGCGGAACGTGGAGCGGAAGCCATGCGTCGTCGCGGGCAAAGCGGTGTGCCGTCGAATCGCCTTTGCCACGCTCACATCGCTGACACCGCGCAATGGCAATTGAGCGAGGGCCAGATCGGTGAGCGGCACGACGTGCGGTCGATCGCCTTTCATGCGCGCCGCCGGCACGGTCCAGACTTTCCTTTTCGTGTCGAATTCAGACGATTCGGCGCGCGCCGCTTCATTGAACCGACACGCCGTCAGGATGATAAATCGCAGCAACCGCGCCGCATCGCTCGTGTCGGTCGATAACGAGCGCCAGAACTTCGGCATTTCCGCGTAGGGCAATGCGGCATGGTGCTTGACGTCAGACTTGCGGCGCTTCGCCAACAGCTGATCCAAATGCCCGCGCCACAGCGCCGGGTTCTCGCCGGTCCGTAGCCCCTCGGCCTTGGCGGCTGACAGGATCATTTCAATCCGACCACGTACGCGGCGCGCGGTTTCCGGAACCGTCGTCCAGATCGGTCGCAGGACCGTCAAAACGTCGTCAGTATTCACGTCCGCGACGGCGACGTGACCGATGGTCGGATAAGCATGATCGCGCAGCGAATTGCGCCATTGCTGACGATGCACCGCATTTTTCCAGCCGGACTCGCGTCCGCTAATCCAGGTTTCGGCATATGCCTTGAACGTCACGTCGCGGCGCGCTTCGACTTTGGCGGCTTCGCGCGCCTCGCGCTTCGCCTCGATTGGATCAATACCCTTTCGGACCAGTGATCGAGCGTCCGCGGCGGCAATACGCGCGTCAGCCAATGAGACTTCGCGGAGCGGACCAAGGCCGAATTCACGTTGTTTCCGCGTGACCGGCGACGCGAACCGCAGAATCCACGAGCCATTACCGTTCCGATCGACAAATAACCAAAGTCCGTCGCCGTCGCCCATCCGGTCGCCAGCCTGAGCATTCTTCACCTGAAGCGCAGTTAGTTTTCCCAT